GTGGAATTGAAGCCGCGAGTATTGCCTGGGAACCGTTGGGTATGCGTCCGGCGTGGTTTGCTGAAATCGAGCCTTTTCCATCTGCCGTTCTTGCGCACCGCTGGCCCCATGTCGCCAACCTTGGCGACATGACAAAACTCGCCCAAAAAGTCCAGGCTGGAGAAATTGAAGCCCCTGATGTGCTGGTGGGAGGGACACCATGTTTTACCGCGGGGCATATGGTTCTTTGTAAAAATGGTTATAAACCAATAGAAGATGTTTGCCCTGGCGATTACGTAGTCAGTCATCTCGGGCGGTTACAACAAGTAAAAAGAGTTGGTTCAAAAATAGCTAATACGGGGTTACTTAATGCCGTTGGGCAGCCTTTAGGTATAAGAACAACCAATGACCATCCCTTCCTGGCGGTTCGGTGGAAAGCCCAAAACACCCGGAAAAATGGCACATATTTTAAGAGAGAGTTGTTGTCTGAACCGGAATGGCGAGCAGCATGTGATATGCCGGGATATCAATGGTGTGCTCTAACTAATTTCAATATTGCATCTCCAGATATTTGTTCTCGGTTCTTGTCTGAAGAACAGGCTATGTATCTTGCGGGCGCTTATGTTGGCGATGGATATATTAGGAGATGGAAAGGTAAATCTAAGAAGGCGGTTGTTTTTGGCATAAATTGCCAGAAGTTGAGAAAGTTTCATTGCCGCATACCAGAAAACATATTTTCCGTGGCAAGCGAAATCCGAGGGAGCATCAAAGTAACCTTGAATGATACGTGTTATGCCAATTGGCTTAATGAACATTTTGGCGAGTTAAGCCATGCTAAGCGTATCCCTGCATGGGTGATGTCGCATCCATTGCGTCATGTGTTTTTACAAGGCTATCTTGATACTGATGGGACACCAAGTGGTAAAGCGGGATTTAGAATTAATAGTGTTAGTCCTGCGCTTGCTTGGGGCGTTGCGGAGTTGTCACAGACTTGTGGTTATGTTTCTTCGGTCAGCTTTATTGAAGTTGAGCCCAAAAAAGTGATTGAGGATCGCGTGGTAAATCAACGGAATTATTATCAGGTAACAATCTGCCCGCAGAAATTGTCACGTAAATCAAGATTGGCTCATGGAATGCTTTTACGAACAGTCAAAGAGTTTAAATCGGTAGGCCTAGATACTGTATACAACATAGAAGTCGAAGGTGATCATTCCTATATCCTCAATGGTGCGGTGGTCCATAACTGTCAGGCATTCAGTATCGCTGGATTACGTGGTGGGCTTGATGATGAGCGTGGCGCGCTAACTTTAAAGTATGTGGAGCTTGCAAATGCAATTGACGACAAACGGGCTGAGTCATTTCTCAAACCAGCCGTTATCGTCTGGGAAAATGTCCCAGGGGTCTTGTCATCGGCAGATAACGCCTTCGGATGTTTCCTTGCCGGATTGGCTGGAGAAGATGCGCCATTTGAACCAGGTGATCGACCTGAATCAGGAAAAAGTAACGCGTTCTGGCGGTGGGATGTCAAAACCGGTTGCCATGCTCCAAAGTGGCCGCAGTGTGGTTGTGTTTATGGACCGCAGCGAAAGGTGGCCTGGAGAATCCTTGATGCCCAATACTTCGGAGTGGCACAACGACGCCGACGCGTGTTTGTTGTCGCAAGTGCTCGAACAGACCTCGATCCCGCAACGGTACTTTTTGAGTTCGAAGGCGTGCGCCGGAATATTGCGCCGAGCCGAAAAAAGAAGGAAATCGCTTCCGCCATTATTGCAAATGGCACTGCAATCAGTGGCGAAAGCCTAAATCCATGCCTACACGCTGACATGCCACCCAGTATGAAATCGACGAAAGCCGTAAACGCTTTCAGGATGGCAGCATTTGGGGAATGTATTGACGATGAAACCGCATCGACAGTAAAGGCAAGAGATTTTAAAGATGCCACTGACCTTGCCGTTTTTAGCAGCACAGGAGCAGGTTTTTGGTCAGAAGGGCATGGTACATTGCGGGCACGTGAGCAAGAAAGCCATGAGCATCTTGTTACATTGGCTTTTCCTGAGCGTATGAGCGGTACACAACATGCTGCAACTAAGAATACTTCACCATCTCTAATGGCTAAAAATCCAACAGCTGTTTGCTATGAAGTAAGAAACGCAGAAGTAGCTGTCCGCCGTCTTACCCCTGTCGAATGTGAAAGGTTGCAAGGTTTTCCTGATGGGCATACGTTGATCCCGACGGAAAAGCGTAAAAAAGTTAATTCAGATGAACTGGCATATCTTCGCAATCACTATCCAGATTTAAGCGAAGAAGAGGCCGCGATGCTTGCAGCTGACGGACCGCGTTACAAAGCGATCGGCAATAGTATGGCAATACCAGTAATGCGCTGGATTGGCGATCGGATTACTAAGGCCGCATGTCGGCAGAAAGAAGGAAGTGAAACAGAAGAGCGAAAAGTTAAACCAGCGGCAGAATTCGAACGGTCCATATTCAAATGGGCTGGTGGAAAATTTGGTGTTCTGGAACAAATCTTTCGCTATTTGCCAGAAGGGAAGCGCCTGATTGAACCTTTCGTTGGTGGCGGAGCTGTCTTCATGAATGCCGGATACCAGGAAAATCTGCTAAATGATGTGAATGCTGACCTGATTAACTTTTACAAGACTCTGCAACGCGAGGCGCATTCACTTATCACTCTGGCACATCGTTTCTTCCAGGACTACAACACACAGGAAGGATACCTGGCAGTACGGAATGCGTTTAACAAACAAGTCTATGATGATTTACATCGCGCAGCGGCGTTTTTGTTCCTGAACCGACATTGTTTTAACGGATTGACGCGTTACAACCAGGCCGGGGAGTTCAATGTCGGTTATGGGAAGTATAAAACTCCGTATTTCCCATTACAGGAGATGGAAGCCTTCCTCGGTGCGGAAGGGCGTTCTGAGTTTGTATGTGGTGATTTTGCTGCGGTGATTGAAGCTGCCGGAGAAGGAGATGTCATTTTTTGCGATCCGCCATATGAACCGCTTCCAAATACAGAGGGATTCACGAACTATTCCGGTCATGACTTTAAGTTTGAAGAGCAAAAACGCCTGGTGTCTCTGTTGACGGATGCTCATCGCCGAGGTGCAAAGGTTCTCATTACTAACAGTGGCGCGCCAAACATCAGAGAGCTTTATCATGACAATGGCTTCAGAGTGGAACCTCTTTTTGCCAGACGTTCTGTGTCTTGTAAGGGGGACACTCGAGGTGTAGCTCATGACGTTTTAGGTGTATTGCTCTAATAAATTTATTAGTGTAATATCGCCTCAATGAATCGTGATTTATAGAGCGATTTAGCTGTTAGCCGCGACAGGCGCGGCGGTAAGCATGGCTGGGCCTAGTCCTCCCAGACAAACCACCGAGTTGCCAGGTTGACCATGCGCCTAAGTGGCAACGCCGAAGTGCGTTACGAGCTTCCAGTTTGCCCATCTTCGGGTGGGCGTTTTTTTCAGGGTTTTCGTCATGGTTAGCGACTTTGCGGCGGTTTAGAAACTGACCATTAAAGTAAATGCAAACGATGATCTGATGATGGTAGCGGCCTAAGAAGCCAGATGCCACGGGGTATGAGTCGTCCCCCGTCAAAAAATCGACCGCAGAGTGTCCCCGTCTGTGTATTAGGGAACGGGGAGGCACAACAGGTAAGGGCGCTGGTGTGATTAACCAGATGAACGAGAAGGGGCCATCTGTTGGTCAGCGTCCTTTCCTGTTGCGTTTTGTTTTCAGCGTAACAGCGGTGCTTAACAGCACTTTGGGTACAGTTCCACGAATTTACGGGTATATCCCGTCATGCTGAAGGCGCTAATCACGCTGGAAGCCAGGGTTGTGCATCCCCTGTTACCGAATTGCAGCCAGGGCGCGGTGCGCCGAAAAGCATACGGAGGTGGAAGCCCTCGCCGGAGACGTACCCGGCAAGTGATGGTGTAGCTCAGCGGTTAGAGCGGTTGACTGTTAATCAACGGGTCGATGGTTCAAATCCATCCACCATCGCCAATGCCGGTTTAGCTCAGTTGGTAGAGCGCCTGCCTTGTAAGCAGGATGTCAGCGGTTCGAGTCCGTTAATCGGCACCAGCACAACAGGTAAGGGTATTTTGCGACGTCGGAGATCACCGAGCTTGGCAGAGGGTTCGAATCCCTACGAAGTACCCTTACCGTTGTGATGAAGTGCAGCTCTTTGAAGCAACCAGAAGATAAGCATCTGGCTTCACAACATAAACCGCAGGAACGACCAATAAACGGTAGTCCGTATGGAGAACACCCCGTTGAGGAAGAGGCCTGGCCGGAACCGTAACCGGCACTACAACGTTGAGAACACTGGCGTAACGGGGTCATATCCCAATCTACGAATAAATGTTGCGTTGCAGCGTGACAACCAGTGTTCTCAACATTGTGGTGAATGCACAGGCTGATGTGCCGCAACTACAGTAGTGCGCGCTTTGCGGGGCTTGCTACAACCCTGTGTCGGAGTTCAGCACCGACCATCACAGTTTGATTCTCTGGCATGAGCATAACGCTGAAATAAGTCCAGTCTGGTGCGGCCCGATCACCCGCCGTTAGCTCCACGAAACGGAGCACGTAACAGGTAAGAGCATTCTCCTGTAACGGGTTCATATCCCAATCTACAGGTCCACCAAGAATGCTCTTTCCGTTGCGGTGAATGCGGCTAAGCGCACGCGGGGAAATGGTTATATCTGTCCATTATTTCTCCTTGTTTCCACGTCCACGGTGGATAACCAGCCAAAGGACACCGGGAGGAACCCGGCACCGCAGCTTTTTTATTCGTTAAATAATGGAGTGAGAGGATGCAGAACAATCCGAACAAATGTCGAACGCTATGGGTGCGGTTATATATTTATGCCGTCCTCTGTTTGATTGTGTCACTGGTTCTGTATGTTTGGCTTTTGCCAAATATGATCTCATCTAACAGCACAATACTTGTATTGTTGGGAGTCCTTCTCGCGCTCATTTACCCGGCTTTCGCAGTAGTCTTTTTTCGTGAAAAAACCAGGAAATTAATTAATGAAAAAAACGTTGATTAGTGCAGCGATTATTTTGGGTTCTTTATGTCTGACCGGATGCGATCGGGTAGAGCCAGGTAACGTAGGGATCAAAGTAAATAAGCTGGGGGATGATAAAGGTATCGGTGAAGTAGTTGGCGTTGGTCGCTACTGGACAGGCTTGAATACTGAAGTTTATATCTTCCCGACCTTTAAGCAAATGAAGACATACGATGAGCCGTTCAGCTTCCAGATGAGCGACGGAACAACCATTGGTTACCACATCGGCGTAGCCTACAAGGTTGATCCAGCAAAAGTCACAACGGTATTTCAGACCTATCGCAAAGGTGTAGATGATATTACTGATACCGATCTACGCCAGAAGGTTGCAGATGCTCTGAACCGATTAGCCAGCAAAATGACCACCGACAAATTTATCGACGGTGGCAAATCTGAATTGCTTGATGCAGCCCTTAAAGACATTCAGGAAGAAATGACGCCAATCGGCATTCAGGTGATGAGCCTCTCTTATGTAGGTAAGCCAGAATACCCGCCAACAGTTATTGACAGTATTAACGCCAAAGTCACGGCAAACCAAAAAACCCTGCAACGCGAGCAAGAGGTCAAACAACGTGAAGCAGAGGCCAACATGCTGCGCGCGGAAGCTGCCGGACAGGCTGATGCTATTCGCACAAAAGCCCAGGCCGAAGCTGATGCCATTCGTTTACGTGGTGAAGCTCTGCGCCAGAACCCCGGTGTTATGGACTTGGAAGCGATCAACAAATGGAACGGTACATTACCGCAGTATATGACCAGTAATACCGCTGTTCCGTTTGTTCCGGTGAAATAAAAGCGTAAGCAAAATTGGCAGTAATCCGGCCCCTTAGCTCAGTGGTTAGAGCTGGCGACTCATAATCGCACGGTCACCGGTTCAAGTCCGGTAGGGGCCACCATATTTGGTTGTAACACGGCGTCTGGCACATGCGTCGTTAGCGGTCTGGTGACGTTAAAGGGGTAACCTTTCCCCTAGCTCAGGCAACAAACCAGGTAGCCGGAATGTGCAAGCCCCGTTCATAGCGTCGGACTGCGGATTCACCATCTTGGCGATTCGGTGTGACAGCCGGGAAGAGTCCGGCGAATTAATCCTGATTTTCTGGTGATGACTCATATCGTTAGGAGTGATTTGAGTATGCCGATTATATCTGACATTCAGCACGCCTGGGTGGAGTGCTAATGTCTGCATCCCCTCTTGAATCCATGCCAAATTCCCTTAGTGCAGAACAAGCTGTACTTGGTGGCTTAATGCTTGATAACTGCCGCTGGGATGAAGTTGCAGATCGTATAGTTGCTGATGATTTTTATACCAGTGCTCATCGTGAAATTTTCAGTGAGATGGAGAGGTTATTAAGTCATGGCAAACCGATTGATTTGATAACACTTGCTGAAGCACTTGAACAGAACGGTAAATTAGAACGCGCCGGTGGTTTTGCGTACCTTGCGGAGATGTCAAAGAACACGCCCAGCGCGGCAAATATTTGTGCTTATGCGGATATCGTTCGTGAACGCGCGGTTGTTCGTGAAATGATTTCCGTCGCAAATGAAATAGCCGAAGCTGGATATGCGCAGGATGGCAGGGGCAGCAATGAATTGCTGGATATGGCCGAGCGCCGCGTTTTTGAAATAGCTGAAAAACGACAAAAGAGCGGTAGTGGTCCAAAAGATATCGCCAGCATTCTCGATGCAACGGTATCTCGCATAGAAGAGTTGTTTCAGCGACCGCATGATGGTGTAACGGGGCTTGATACCGGATTTACCGATCTCAATAAGAAGACGGCAGGACTTCAGGCGTCCGATCTCATTATTGTCGCCGCCCGCCCATCGATGGGGAAGACTACGTTTGCGATGAATCTCGTCGAAAATGCCGCAGTCCGTAACGATAAGCCCGTATTGGTTTTTAGCCTTGAGATGCCGAGCCACCAGCTGATGATGCGCTCACTGGCTTCTCTTGCACGCGTTGATCAGACTCGTATTCGAACAGGGCAACTTAACGACGAGGATTGGGCGCGGGTTTCTGGCGCAATGGGGATTCTGTTGGACAAGCAGAATATTTTTATTGATGACTCAAGCGCCCTGACACCTACAGAGCTTCGTTCCCGCGCTCGTCGTGTTTATAAAGAAAATGGTGGTTTGAGCATGATTATGATCGACTACCTGCAACTTATGCGCGTCCCCGAGCTGCAAGATAACCGAACGCTGGAAATTGCCGAGATTTCTCGCTCACTGAAGGCTTTGGCGAAGGAATTACAAGTACCGGTGGTGGCATTGTCACAACTTAATCGATCGCTTGAACAGCGTGCGGACAAACGACCGGTAAATTCAGATTTACGTGAATCAGGAGCAATTGAGCAGGACGCAGACCTGATCATGTTTCTGTATCGCGACGAAGTTTATCACCCGGATAGCGAAATTAAGGGCATTGCCGAGGTGATTATCGGTAAGCAACGAAATGGCCCAATTGGCACGGTGAGATTGGCTTTTAACGGCCAATACTCACGGTTTGATAACTATGCTGGTGCTGACTGGCAAGAGGATTATTAATGCAATGGAATGAGGAAAAGCCGATGAACATCCTGATCATTGGGCGAAAATTTGAAGCTATCAGTGATGTGAAAACATATACGGAAATGTGGGCTTACAACCTGGCCTGCGCCTTTAGTGAGGCTGGGGTAACATTGCAATACCATCGTCCATATTCTCCCGGCGTCGAAAGCCCGGAGGATTATGTTGAAGCTGTGTTGACCGCTGCGACCTCGTGTTCTGCGAAAGCCATTTTAGCGCCAGGATTGCGGTATTTTACTACGGTGCCCAGGGAAATAGGCGTGCAACTGCGTCGTCGATTCACTGGATGGGTAGCCCAGGTATACGACGGTTCTATGCTGGATTCGGCACCAGTCGATATTACTTTTACTGTCCGCGATGATACCTGGCGGTACCTGGATAATCCAGGCAGGTTAGAGCGTCATAATCGCTTTAACAAACATGTTGGATGGGCAGCGAATCAGGATCTGTTCCATCTGGAAACCAAAACAGACGATGTTCTGCGTATTTTTGTAGACCACGCTGCATTTGATGTTAGTGGTTTTGATCACTCCTTAAGTATCCTTATGAACCTTCAGCGTCTGACCGTTCCGTATGAGGCCAGAACGTTGACTGATGACGGATTGGTTACCATTGATCCGGGGAATATTTCGGTAACTCCATACAGACGGACGCCGGTGCCAGCAACCGAATTTGCAGCTGAATTGCGTAAGAGTGAGGTGTTTATCGTTACGCATCCCGAAAGCCTTGGATTAACTGTACTTGAGGCGGCAATGTGCGGGGCGTTGGTATTAACGCCTCCCGATTGCCTTCCGCCAGATCGCCTGGCTTTGGTGAACCATATGGTTATCAAGTCGCGGATTGATTGGGATGAGGTTATTGCTCGCGTTGATCGCGTGAAAAATGCTGAAAAGGTCCAGTGTCACACCTGGTCGGCAATCGCGGAAAAGATGCTTGAGACGTTTATCACGCAGAAACCGTCGCGAGGTAACGGATAAAAACATTGTACCCGTGGTAACAGAAAAGCCCGAGTGCCGGGCTTTTCTTAAGCCTTGTCAACAGAGACTTGAGCGGCTTTTATGGATAGATTCCCGCTGGCCTCTATCGCCATACTTCCCCCCGCCTTCAGGGCGACATCCGCGTCTGACTTTATATCGAGATTTCCTGCGGAAGAGATGAATGCCGGACCTTGAGAAATGGCATATAACTCCCCGGCCTCGTTGAACCCGATTGTTGTTCCACTTTTCAAGTGCGTAACGGCCCAGGCTCCGCCCGCCGTCCGGACCTCCATTAGTCCGTTCCGCGACGAAATAAAGTCTTTTTTGGCGCTGGTTGATGGTTGTGCTGGTGCACCTTCAACTTCAGGCGGTACATAGCCTTCACCTTGTCCTGACGCTTCAGGCGGCACATTGGGAGCGCCACCGGATGCATCCTGTGCATAACCGATTATCAATGGCCATCGCGAATCCCCATTGTAGGGAAATTCTACCCATACTTTATCGCCGGGCAGAAATGGTGAAAACGTGTTTGCATTGGACAATATAGCTTCTGCCCACGGCAATGAGGCATCTGGTAACCCATCCATCATGCCGACAACACGTATTTGTGTACGCATCAGACCTTTAGGGTCATCGACGCTTATCACTACAGCCCGATACTTCCCTGTCAAACTACCCATTCACCACTCCTAACTGTGCACGGCTGACAAAACGAAAGCGGTCTTCGAAATGAGTCACGGACATCACTATCATTTTGTCAGGGATTGATTCATCGAGTTCTCCGTCACCTGCCGTGTTATGCACGACAATTTTCAGCGTCGTACCCGGAGTTAGCGCGGCATTTCCTTCCACCAGCATATCGAGGCGGGGGAGAATGAATTTGTTGTAGTTCGCCAGCGCGGTAGGATCGGGATTGCTCGTAAATTTAATGGGGTCTTCCTGGTTACCTGAGTAAACCACACCTTTGGTCATGTCATAACTGGCCATTCTGTAATTGTGGCGACGCTGGTATTCATAATCGGCATTCAGGATGTTGAACTGACTAATTGTAAATCCGGATGTGTTGGGATTGGCGGACTCATAAGTAAGCGATGGAGCTGCGTTTGCCATTTTTTCCATACTTTTAAAATTGATCGTCCCCCTGGATGCCCAGCACATAGAACCGGTATCCTGGGCTATCTCCTGCAATACCTTGGTCGGTTTTTCTCCAACATTTAGGTGGTATGTGGATGTTTTTCTGAATGAGTCAGCATTTACCTTCAGACCAGGGGCAAGAGAGGAAACTACGGCTGATGGGGGCTTATCAACAAAATACTGTGCGCTGGTGGACGGAACTTTTAATAACCGCACCGGGTTACTAAACGCGTAAATCAGTACAGTATCGTCCTTGCGCGGCGCTTTAAGAACAAAGAACTCTTCCGAGAAGAGGATGCCGCCATGACCTTCCGGATCACCAAGTGAAACGGTCAGTATTGTCCCAAATTTCACCCCCAGCTTATTGACCACGTAAGCCGTTGAATCCCTGACCATGAGCATAAGCTGGGGACCAGATAGCTCCCCGGGTTCGACATAGGTACATCCTACGATCATTTCGCGAGGGATTTCGTTCAGCCCAATTGAAACAGATTGCAGGAATAGCTGAGTGCGTTTTGAATCAGTTTCCGGGGCTGTGGTGGTCTTTGTGGCCATCTCATTCCTCCAGAATTTTCGCTTTTACCGTTATGGTGCCGGTGGTTTGCTGCATATAAGCCAGGATAGGAAGCTCCGCCACTACTGTGAGGTTCAATCCAACCGCGAACAGCCTGTTGTCGGCGGTGCCGGTGGTCAGATCCTGAAATGCGATTGATTTTTGCCCTTCTATGTAACAGGTAACCGGTATCTCATAACCGCCGACATTGGCAGGGTGAGTGAAAGATGCCTGCCCGAGGCTGGCATACATTCGTAGCCAGAATGCTAATGCAGTTGTAACCATCCCAAGAGATTCCTTCTCGTCACTGGCTATCCATAGCGAATATTCCAGTGAGAAAGGGATAGTCGATACCAGGGCTTCAATCTCATCATTTTCATTGGTGACATGCCCTTCATCGTAATTATCCCGGCACAGTTCACCTTCATAAATTGAAAATGCGGGAGAACGAGACAGATTCACAAGCGGCATTGCCAGCTTATTTACCGGGCCAGCAGAGGCTGTATCTTTGCGCCCGGCGCGATCGGCTTCAAATGACGACAACCACTCCTTCACATCACTAAAAGTGCCGAGCGTTATGCGATCTCTTGGTGTGCGTTTCAGGAACTCCCGGAACGACTGGTTAATGCGATCATTAAAGCTGACAACTTGTGAGTCGAACGCTTCGTTTAAAGCCTGTGCGAGCGCCGAATCAATGCCATCAATAGTGGCAAATTCCAGCTTACCAGTTGGAGTAAGACCTTTTTTCTTAAAGATGGCCAGTAGCCATTCCTGATTATTCAGAATCACCGATGAAATTCCCTTCAAAGGCGCGTGAAGGCACGCAATAAAACAAACTGCCTACCCTGGCAGTGCCGTAATTGAATATTTTATGGATGTACCAGAAGCGGCGAATGGTTGTGCCGTCTGACAGCTGTTCCAGCCATTCGAGCATAGAACCCACTGGCACATTAACGGCGGCCAACCGAAGGATTAAAGCACTGTCGCTAATTCCCGTATTATCACTGCCGTCGTATAGCGCGTAGAAGGCGTCCATCTCATCCGGGCAGTCGAGGGCCGTTATCAGTTCTGGATCCTGATAGTCATATATGCGTTGGTTCGGTTCTATTATTTCAGATGCCGTTTCAGGTGCATTTTTGTCTCTGTAAGGTATTGCGCGATACAGAACCGCATCGAATGAGTCAGGGTCTAGCTTGATTGCTTTGAGCCAGTCCATCCGCACAAGGTTATTAAAAACTGCATGACCTTGATAACGGTGGCGCACACCAGAATCACTAAGCAGGCCGTGATCCAGATTGGGAAGGTGATTGTCCTCCACAGGATCAACAATATTACCAACGTTAACACCATCGGTTTCGATTTCAGCATCAATATCTTCCTCTTCAATCAGTTCAGAACCTTCGCCTGGAATATCCGGATCCGATTCGGTGTCCGGGAGGTTATCACCAGTCACTTGTTGTGATGGTTCTGTGTCCTCAAACATGTCATCAAAGAAACCAGCCATCGATTATCCTTTCCGTTTACGGGCTTCGTTAATTTGTGTCTCAAGAATGCTTCGCGCCTGCGCAGTGGCAGCGGCCTTGTCCATTCCCTGACTCATGAAAAACTTTATGAGGTTGTTCGCCTGCGTTTGCAGGGCTTTTTTGAGAGCGTCGGCTTCAGCGCGAGCCTGGGCTTCCCTCACCCGCGATGCTTTTAGTTCGTCATTCTTCCTGTTTGCCGTGGTGCGAGCTTTTTTTAACAACCGGCGAACGTTGTCCGTGGCGCTATCTTTTGCGCGTAGTTTTTTGCCTAATGCATCCTGAGATTTCAGATACAGCTCATACTCACGCGCAGCTTTAGCCTGATCCGTCGTTGTTGTCCGGTTGCGCGCGAGCGATTTAGCCAGTTCGCCTTTGAAATAGGTTGTTGTCTTCCGCTTGTCATCGCCGAAGGCTACCTGTTCAGCTGCTTTTTCCAGGGCAATAATGATGGCCTTGTGCCATGTGGGAGACTGAAAACGCGTCATAGCGTGCAACACATGTTTGCAGGCTACACCAGTCAGATCAGGGTTGCGGATTTTGGGGAATGCATACTCTTTTGGCGGCGCGACAGCATAGTTACCAGCCGTGGCCATATAACGATACCAGTATTGATGGCGTCCACAATCACAGTCGAAAGATACCCGGCCCTTGCAGAGATCGGCAGCGATTCGGGCTTTTTTCGCACCGTCTTCAGCAATTTCCTCAACGGCTTTATCCCATTCCTCAAATCGAATTCTGACACGGTGATGCTGGTGGACCGACTCATCCGAGGCATTAACAGATATCAATGCAAGGTTGTGTTTTAGCCCGAGGAATGTCGCGGCTTTGATCCCTGTGCCATCAGAAACTTTGTTGTTAGCGCGTTTTATATCAATGCTGGTGGACTGCGCCACCAGCTGAGCATAGGTAATGCCTGGTACCGTGCTCTTGAATTTGGTTTTATGAGCCTGCCTTGAGGTGTTGAAACTGCGTATATCTTCGGGCGTAAAGTAGGTGCCATCTTTCTTTTTCCCAAGGCTGAGGAATGCCTCAAGTTCGCGGTTACGCATCCCCATAATCCTTGGGGTGAGTGTACGCCGCGCGTTTCGCCGATTCTGACGCTGCTGTTTACGGATAAGATCGAAGACCTTGTTAAAGTCTTTTGCACTTAATCCATCGGTCTGATAGCGACCAAGGTTGTCGCGAGCATATTCAGTTGGCATTCAATTCCCTTACGCAATGGATAATGTCCCTATTACCTGGCCGTCGTATTGGAAATGGCGAATCATTTCGCGGATCCAAGTGGCAGGTGGGAGTTTTAATTTTTTGCCAACAGTCATACCCTGAGACTCATCCTCAAGCCCGGCGGCGAGCGTCACAACCCAGCGTAGCTCTGCTATGCCCCACATACGGTAAGCCAGCAAATCCGGGCGATATTGCTCATCGGGAAGAACGTAATAAATCGTCAGATTCTTGTCGTTCGATTCACACATAAGCATCACCTCTTTGCGCAGCTCTGCCCTGAGTATTGGATCGGCTATGTTGCGGTCGTCATACCGCGACAGAGGATATTGCCGGGTGCTTTGGGTTGTAGTGATTGATGTAGCCATAGTCAGCCTGCCAGAAATAGATGATGGTGATTCTACCGCTAGTCATTTGTTGAATATTTAACTCAATAAAAGAAAATTATTAGTGCAATTTTGATTGTGAAATGTATCATTCTGCCCTTAAGT